TAAAAAAGGTTGCCCGTATTTCATACGATGACGAAACCATTGCTGATATGATTTCAGGCCTTTATTTTAAACTTGGCAAGGACGCTATTATTACTGTAGACAAGTCGCCTACTCTAGAAACCTACTCGGAGCTTTCTGACGGTATTACAATCAACCGTGGCTATATTAGCCCATATATGATTACTAACCCAGAGCGAATGGAAACCGTCCTCGAGAAGCCGTACTTCCTCGTTACTGATTACCGTATTACCGAGCCAAGTGACATCATCCCAATCATGACTAAGATGGCTGAAAATAATCACCGAGAACTTGTTGTTATCGCGGAGAATGTAGAGCAGAGCGCGCTTGCAACTATGATAGTAAATAAAGCACAAGGTAGTTTCTTTACTATTGCTATCAATGCCCCATCTGACGGAGACCGCAAAGTAGCACTTGAAGATATCGCTTTGATGCTTGGGGCACGTATGTTCACTGAGTCAAAAGGAGATAAACTTGAAGATGCTACTATTGAAGACTTAGGTCGAGCCACTCGCTTTATTTGTAAGCGTGATGAATCAGTTATCATTGAGCCAAAAGGAGATAAGTCTGAAATAGCCACTGCCATTACTTCATTGCGTGAGGCTATCAAAGTAGAGGAAAACGAAGCTCGTAAAAAAGATCTTAAAAACCGGCTTGGTCGTTTCACTAACACTATTGCTGTTATCAAAGTGGGTGCACCTACTGAAAACGAGCAAAAAACTCTAAAATATAAGGTAGAGGACGCAGTAAACGCAGTTCGTGAAGCGTACGTTGGTGGCGTAGTATGCGGAGGTGGTATGGCATTAGCTCGCATAGAAACATCTAGCCCATTGCTTAACGAAGCTCTCAAATATCCATCACGCCAGCTTACATACAATATGGGTATAGAAAAAGTACCGCAGCTAAAAGACGACATGGCGTACAATGTGGTAACTAACGAAGTAGGGCCATTTATGGACGTGGGCGTTGTTGACCCAGTAGAGGTACTTATTGCTGGTGTAGAAAGTGCAGTATCAGTAGCTTCCATTTTAGTAACCAGCCATGCTATGTTGGTGGAAACGATGAAAGAATCTAATAAACAGTAAGGGGATAAAGCCTTTACTTTATAGCCAACGCTCGCTATAATATAAGTATATGGAAAAAATAAATAAAGAATTTATACTTATAATTTTTGCAACTTGTTTGATTGTAGTATTTGTTGCAATTATTTTGCACAAAAAATCAGAAAATGTCATTGCATGTCAAGCAAGCATCGAGGTCGAATATAATTACTTACTGCGTAAATCATGCGACCCTTATGCAGATGAGGTTTGTAAAATTAACCAAAAACTAAAGTCTAGCTTAGATGAGTGGTATCATAGAGAGATAGAAAATTGTAAATAAATATGTTTAACGTCAAGCCATACGAGAAAAACGCAAAAAAGCACCCACCAGAGCAAATAGAACTTATCGCTAAGTCTATTGCTCGCTTTGGCTGGCAACAGCCTATTAAAATTGGTGCAGACGGTGTAATTATCGTAGGGCACGGACGATGGGCGGCTTGGAGTGAGTGGTCTACAAAGCTCGGACTCAAAGAGCCTTGGATTGTTGATGCCGAGGGTAAGACAATATCTGGTGAAGCTGAGACTAGGATACTTACTGAAGACGAGGAGCGTGCGTACCGTTTGGCTGACAATCAAATAAACGCTCTATCCGGTAACGACCATTCGCTACTACTACCTGAACTTAAAGAACTAAACTTTGCGTCCCCTGAGCTTTTTGATTTGACTGGTTTTGACCGTAAATTGATACTTGAGGACGACGCAAAGTCTGAAAGTGTACCCGGACTACCGACAGAGCCACGCACAAAGGTAGGTGATGTGTACCAGATTGGCCCACACAGGGTTATTTGTGGTGATAGTACTGTAAGTAGCATTTACGACAATTTATTTGCCTTGGACGGCTTTTCAGTAGGTAAGGCGGACATGGTACTGACCGACCCGCCTTATAACGTCGACTACACTGGCAAAACCAAGGACGCGCTGAAGATTGAGAACGACCACAAAAGCGACGACGACTTTGCAAAGTTCCTAACGGACGCTTTTACAAACGTCGACCGCGTACTGAAGACGGGGGGGGTATTTTACATCTGGCATGCCGACAGCGAGGGCTACAACTTCAGAGGAGCCTGCCAACGCGCCGGATGGAGAGTGCGTCAGTGTCTCATTTGGAACAAAAACGTCATGGTCATGGGCCGTCAGGATTACCACTGGAAGCACGAGCCTTGCCTTTACGGTTGGAAAGAGGGCGCGTCTCACCTTTGGAATGCAGATCGTACACAAACGACCGTCCTAGACTTTGCTCGGCCAGCAAAGAGCGAGCATCACCCTACTATGAAGCCAGTAGCGTTACTCGAGTACCAAATTGGGAACAATACCAAAGGCGAGGACATAGTATTTGACCCGTTTCTTGGCTCGGGATCTACGCTTATAGCTGCAGAGAAGATTGGCCGTATTTGTTATGGTATTGAACTTGACCCAAAATATTGCGATGTAATTATACAAAGGTATGTAGACTTTACAGGTAGCACGGAAGTCATTAAAAATGGTATACCAGAGTTGTGGAAGCTTAATGGTGATTTAACGGAATAACTATGAGACACCATTGCAAAATATTTTTATGTTGGTATCGACACGACTGGCACAAGATGCTATATAGCGAGTATTGTGCGTCTATAGGTAAAAAAAGTCCTCGATATCATGACGCACAACTTTACGGAACTAAGAAGTGTGGTAGGTGTGACAAAATAGAAAGTGGGTTTGCAGAAAAAGACCATCCTTTGATTATGAGAGAAAGAGCGCGTATCCGTGAGGAACTATTAAAGCTACTATTCAAGTACCACGATAACGAGGAGATGATCAAGCGGAGTGAAGTATTGGCTATACTAAAATCATAATTCATTGCATAATATATCTATGGCTGAAGCAGGTAGACCAACAGTATTTACAGATGAAGTCTGTAGAAAAATAGAAGAGGTAGCTGCACTCGATGGAAGTGTAGAAGAAATGGCTTTTTACGCTGGTATTCATCGCACCTCTATCTATAATTATTTTAAAGCAAATCATGATTTTTTCGACAAAATACAATCTTTGAGAGAGCGTCCAGTGCTTATAGCTAGACAGACTGTAGTTAATTCTCTCAGTGACCCTAACCATGCCTTTAGATACATTGAACGTAAACGTCCAAAAGAGTTTGCACCGCAGTCAAAGATAGAGCACTCCGGTAGCATTGAGACTCCTATTGCGGCAGAACAGTTAGCCAGTGCTGCAGCAGACGCTATACGTGAGAAGTACGAGACAGAGTTACGTGCCTCTATAGTGCGTCCACAGATAAATGATGCACCGCAGATTGTAGTAGAGTTGGGCCAACGTTCACCTGAGCAAACCATTGAAGCATTACCATTAACAATTTTGTAAATATGAAATTCTTACTACTAGAAATTCTAAAGGATTGTGACCCAGATATACGCAACACGTTGCTAGAGAACAAAGGCAAGCACGAAGCGTGGGAGTATCTAGATAATGCAGTTATGGTTGCATTAATGTGGCAACAGGTACGTAATAGTAAGAATAAGCATGAGCCTATCATCAATTAGTATCCACGCATGGCTATCTGAGTATAAAATCAAAAACGAAAAAGGCGAACTGATAGACTTTTACGACCATCCCTACCTTTTTGATATTTACCGCGACAGAGCACAAAACCTAGTGGTTATGAAAGCCGCGCAGGTAGGGCTATCAACGTGCGAAGTGCTGAAAAACCTATACGATGCTAAACACCAAAATCTAGATATTATTTATACTATGCCCACCGACGATGATGTTCGTCTTTTCGTGGGCGGTTCGGTAAACCGTATTATTGAGCAAAATCCTATATTATTGGAATATACTAAAGACAAAGATAGTATTGAGCAAAAATCTGTAGGTGGGTCTGTTATTCACTTTAGAGGCACATGGGGAAAGCGTAAGGCGCAATCTACACCAGCTGACCGGTTGGTACACGACGAGATAGACACATCAAAGCCTGACGTTATTGGGGCGTATCAGGCCCGTCTACAACACTCAAAAAAGAAGCAGACGCACGTATTCTCTCACCCATCTTACCCTGATGTTACTACTGATCTATTTTGGAAACGAAGCGACCAGAAACACTGGTTTGTTAAATGTGGGCACTGCAACTTTTGGCAGTTTATGTCGTGGGACTTGGTGAAGCCGGAGCGTATGAGCGTAGATATAGCCAAGCGACAATTCTGCTGTAAAAAATGCCGAGGTGTACTAACTGATGACGACCGTAGACAAGGCCAGTGGGTAGCAAAATATCCATCTAGAACCGAGTGGAGTGGTTACTGGGTGCCTTTACTGATTGCTCCGTATATATCAGCCGACTTTATTATAAAAAAGCACGAGAACCCAGATATTACAGCATTTGAGTTTAGCACTAAAGTAGTGGGCAAACCACACAATGACGGTGCTTCGAAACTATTGAAGAGACACTTTATGCAAAACCTCACCGGCACACAATGGGCGCCGGACAAAGAAGCGCGTGTGGTACTGGGTATCGATACAGGTCTTAAGCTTGATTACGTTCTAGGTACTAAGGAGGGGTTATTTATGCATGGCGAAACTGAGGACTATGCAGTATTTGACGAGTACATGCGACGTTGGCCCCGGGCTATCGCTATTATAGACGCTGGGGGCGATTTAATAGGTTCACGGGCATTTGCTGCACGCTGGCCTGGAAGAGTATTCATTTGCTACCTTGTAGGAGACCGAAATAAAAACGAAATGATTGACTGGGGTGATGCAGACGAGCATGGTGCAGTATCAGCCGATCGTAATCGTATGGTTCAGCTAGTAGTAGGCGAGTACCGAGACAAGCGTATTCCTGTACATGGTACTGAGGATGATTGGTACGAGTATTACTTAGACTGGGCCAATTTAACCCGTATAGAGGTGGTCGATAAAGAAACGGGTGTTATTAAGGGGCGTAAATGGGTACGTGCTGGGCGCGATCACCGAGCTATGGCTACTGTCTTTTGGCGTGTAGGTATCAGTCGTTTCTCTACAGGTGGCAATATAATCGTATCGCATGAGCAAAAGAAACCAAATAGTTATATGCTTAATCCTAACGGTTCAGTATCATTTAACCCTGAAGAAATGTTTGATTTGATACAAGAAGAAGACGAACAAGATTGGAGAATATGACATCGGATAACCAACAAAAACCTAGGGTGTTGAGTCAACAAGAGGCACAGTCTTTTCGTCTTTTTGAAAAGTACCGGCTAGAGTTTGAGCTATTGTTACAAGCAGGTGTATTAAACACACCACCTTCATGTAAAATTGAAATAAATATACATAATGGCCAGATTCAGAACGTATACATACACACCCAAACATATCGGCGGGACGCTAAAGGGGATAAAAGCCTTGCACCTTAGCGTGCGTTCGCTATACTAATAAGGTATGAAAACAAAAAACAAACGACTACATCCCCAAGAGTTAAAGCGCCGACTGAAACTTACAACTTCAGATAAGCAAAGCGAGTGGTTAAAGACTAACGAGGGTAAGCGTCAAAGTAAAAAAATAGTATGAAAAACATATCAGACTTTGGATGGTTAGTTATTGGGTTTATCGCAATAATGGCTATTGCGGGATTAGTAGAGATATTTAGTTAAAAGTATGAACTGGAAACAAATAAGAAAAATTTTGTATTTTCTAATATTTTTCGGACTAGCTGTGAATATGATTGATATGCAAATAGAAAATTATACATTAAACATTTTGGTCGACTCTTTAGTAGCATGGTTACTGGTGTTCCTTGGTGCATTTATAGTTTTAGAAGATTAAAATTAAAAGTATGACAACACCACAAAACGACCATGTTGGTAAAGCAGACGAGATGGTTACGCCAAATATAGAGGAGATTTTAGAAGAGTTTTGTGTAGTGTGTTGACTTACATCGAATTGTAGTCTAGCTCCATGCTATATTATAAGTAGAAGCACCTTGAAAGGAAGCACCCATGAAAGAAGCATGTATATGGTGCTCCAGTATTATAGAAGCACCACCTGACTACGACCCCAAAACCACTCGTCGTCTATTTTGTTGCCAAGCTTGTATGGTGGCAAATTGGATGTTTGAGAAACTGTATGCGAAAGGAGTTATCAATGTGCCAGAAAGCCACAAAGAAACAAATCTCGCACAGAAAGGAAAAACGAAGCCGTCTTAAACCTATCAGAATGGCATGGAGAATCTATCTCAGGAAGGAGATACGATATGAACTGGCAAGGTGACTTGTTCAACCAGAACATGACCCAGTGTGCGTCGTGCGGTATGCCGTTTCCTGTTCAAGAAATCATACCGGCCACTGTCTACCTCAGTCCGTATATCACGGACAACGAACATGTCTGTTCCGAGTATTGCCGTCAGCAATTCTACCTCAAGCGAATCAGGAGCCTCTATGAGTAGCGAACCGGAGTTTAATAGCCACTATCGTTGCCAATACTGCGACGAACTGCGTCCTCGTACAGAAATCATCTTCGTCAAGAACCGGCCAGTGTGTCGTGGTTCGTGTCAAGAAGATTACTACAATTTCATCATGCGTAAGTACCAGCAGGTGAAATGACAACACTTAGAAGCGACTGAAAAGCCGCTTCTTTATTTCAGTAAGTTTTGTATAATAAAAAAGACGGGCATTGATCACCCGTCCCCCGTTTTGAGGAGATGAGCTAATGCTCCAATTGTGCGCCACACATAGGTAGTTTTGCGCAAGAAATCCCTTAACAGGGATTTCTTGTATGCTACAATACACTCAGTGTAGGAAGCTCAATGAGGAGTATTTCTCAAACACCACCAACGCACCTACTCAGTAGGCGGGCGTTCTCACTACGACTTATCTTATAACATCCCACGTTCTCGTCCCCAGCTCTCAACATATAGAGACACTTATGTCTCGTAGAAACAGCAGTTCGATTCTGCATGGTGGTATAAACTTATACACAGATGATATTTTTATAAATTACTAATTTACTGTTTATAATGTAGAATAAAGTAACTACTTAGTATTTTTATTTATTTTTTTATGTCTGACAATTTTTGCCCAAATGGTCATGAACTTACTATTGACGGGGCTTGCTCCCGTGATGGTTATGTAACACCAGATACGGTTATTGAGCCAACAGCTATGGTTGAGCCAGAAGTAATTACAGAAGAAAATCCCGAAGACTTGGGAAAAGCACAAGTCGAGGCGGGTACACCAGAACCTTCCTTGACTGGATTAGACGAAACATCTGGTTTATCAACTGAAACTGTTACTACGGATGAAAATAGCACTGTAGAGACCAATATAAACACCGATGGCAATGCACCACCAGAAAATACTTGCGTCGGGTGCGAAGGGTAACAAAAAACACACGCTCCAATCGTGATTAACGACGGGCCAACATGGTAGAAATACCTCGTTGGCCCGTTTTGCATAATAAAAATGTCAACAAGTCAAACAGCAGGATATGAAACACTAGGTGCCGACGTGAATAAAGTCGACATCAATGGTAACCAAGACGAAACCCAGCAGGGCGTTGTTTCTCCGAAGCTTCCTGAGCTTGCCCTCGATATGTCTGACGATGATATCGCTGCTCTTACTAAGAAATGGCAAAAGGAGTGGGACGAATCACCAGCTAAGTCTAGGTGGCAGGAAATGGGTGACGAAAACGAAAAGTACTGGGTAGGTGACCACTACCAAAAGGTGGGAACGGCTAAAAATCGACCAAACGTCGACAATTTGATGTTTGAGTCCCTAGAGACTTATTTACCACAAGTTACTCGCCGTAACCCGGAGCCTGTCGTTACTCTAGCCGCCGGTCAAAACAAAGACGATGATGGGGCACAGGACTACGTTCTAAAAGTAAAGGATAAGCTTAACGACCTCGCTGACGATAACGTCATCCGTTTAAAACTTAAGCGTGCCGCTCGTCAATGGGCCGTACGATTGCTTGGTGTATCAAAGATGGGTTGGGACTTAGATCGTGATATTCCGGTTGTTCGAATCATCCGCGCGCAAAAGATTATCCTCGACCCTACTGCTACCGTAGACGAAGATGGTTATAGTGGCGGTCGTATTGGTGAAATACGCAAAATGGATGCAGCTAAACTATTGGCTATCGTAGAGAAAGACGGCAGTTCTGCTCCTGATACATTCTCTTGGCTCAAGGAGAAAGTTGGCGACAAAATGGGTACTGAATTGCAGTTTATCGAGTGGTGGACTCCAACCTATATGTGCTGGACGATGGAAGGTAAGGTACTTCGAAAAATCAAAAACCCACACTGGAATTACAACAGCTCTAAAGAAGAAATGTCTGTTGACGATTACGGTAACGAGACACCAACACAAGAGGAGGTAATGGGGGTAAACCACTTACCAGTACCGACGATGCCGTACGAGTTTCTAGTGGTATACAACCTCGGTGACCAGCCAATGGATCGCACGTCTTTGATGGGTCAAAACCTCGCCAATCAAGACCGTATCAATAAGCGTAATAAGCAAATCGACGAAAACGCTGACAATATGAATGGTGGCTTGGTAGTTTCTCTCGCTCGCTCTGGTCTTACCGAATCGCAAGCTAAAAATGCCGCGTCTGCACTTCGAAAAGGAGGGATTATTGCTATTCCTGACGGAAACCCACAAGACGCAATTTACCGACCAGCTACCCCGAGTATGCCTGCAGATGTGTATAACGACTTAGTGGACACTAGAGAGCGCATGCGAGACATCTTTGGTACTCGTGGCTCTTCTGCTGCTGGCATTCAAAGCGAAAGTACAGTGCGAGGTAAAATCTTGAGCCGTACGATGGATACTGACCGTATTGGTGGTGGTGTATCTGAGTATCTCGAACAATTTGCTGACCGTATTTACAACCAGCTCTACCAGTTACTATTGGTATACGATACTGACTTCATAGTGGTAGGCGGGGGCGACGTTCCAAAGGTTCGCATTAGTGTAAAGGAGGGTTCACTACTTCCAAAGGACAGCACTACTATCGCCAACCAAGCGATTGATTTGGCTACTGCTGGCAAGATGAGTACTCTCGATATGTACAAGCGACTCGAGTACCCTAACCCTGAAGAATTAGCCGCTAACGTATGGCTCGAAGCTAACGCGCCAGAGATTCTATTCAAAGATGACCCTCGCGTTATGGAAGCTCTACAAATGCAAGCAGAAGCGGCCGCCGCAGAAGCCGTTGCAAATGCTCAAAAAGGTAAAGAGGAGCATGAGCGAGGTATGGAGCGCGATGTTACGCGCGAAGTAGCTCGCCAAGGCGGGGGAGTACCTCCTACCGACCCACTCGCAGAAGTACCCGTAGATAGTGGCATCCCAAGCGGGTAGCCGGAAACTAGTAGCACTTTAAAAAAACATAACGTCGTCTCGTCGCCCACGACAAAAAAATAAGGGGTCACGTAGTCAAATATGAATGAACAAATTTCGGCGCAGTTCAGAACGGAGGGCACACCAGCTTTTCCAGTCGAGAACACAGAGAGCGATAACTCTGCCGCATCGCCAGCGGGAGAACAAACGGACACCACACAGACCCAATCGCAGGAGGGGGGACAAGCTCCAACGGATACTCAAGCTGATGGTGATAAAGGAAAAGATAGAGGATTTGCAGATGATCCACGTTGGCAAGAGCGTGAGAGTGATTGGAAAAATCGTTTTAATGAGCAAGAGACTCGTCATACTGATGAGTTAAAAAAGCTCAATGAGAGTATTCCAAATCTTATTGCTGAAGCTCTTAAGACTGCCGGTGTATCGAAAGATGCACCTGCTAGCCCAGCCAACAATACTCCTCAGCAAATACCATCTTGGTTCGGTGGAGATGAGCAACAATGGGCAGAATTTCAAACTTGGAATAATAGCCTGATTGCTCAAGCTGAAGACCGTGGTGCCCAGAAAGCTCAAAAGGCTATCGAGGAAAAAACTACTGCGGAACAGAAAGCTATCGAAGACGCTACCAATTACATGAATAGTGAAATTAGCGTTATAGAATCGGACAAAACCATTAATCCGCAAGGGTTAAAGGTGGACAGAAACAAGCTCCTAAAGTTTACTGTCGATAACGACCTTGTGGACTCAAACGGACGTTGGAACTATAAAGCAGCATTCAAATTGATGACCGGAGCTAACGCCTCTACGCCTGTAAATCAGGATCGTAAAAAGATTGCCGCTGAGACCACGTCTGACAACAAACCCGAGGTTAAACCTGATCCAGTAATGTCTAGTGCCGACTTTTCAAAGCCCGGTGCCAGACCTTGGTAAAAATCAAACTTATTAAATTAATTACATTATAATGGCTGAATTATACGGACAACGAGTCCAAACCACTGTGCAGCAAAAATATCTTCCATTCGTGGTTGACACTGTGCTTAACAGTAACGTGTTGTTTCAACGCGTAGTACGCGCTTCAAAGAAATGGAGTGGCCGTACACTTAGAGCACCTATCAAGGTATCTAAAAACTCTACTGGTACATCATTCCGTGGCTTCGATACTTTCTCGACTGCTGCGACTGATAACCGCCAGTTCCTTGAATTTACTCCGTCTTTCTACCAGATTACTTGTGCCCTACCGGGTGATGAGCTTTCAGTAGCAGACACTGAGGACAAGGTTTTGGATCTTATGAAGCTTACCATCCAATCAGACACTGAAGATATGGCCGATGACCTTGGTACTATTTTCTATGCTGATGGTACTGGTAATGGTTCAAAAGACCCTCTTGGCCTAGCTGCTCTTGTAGACGATGGGACTTCTGTAGCTTCTATTGGTGGACTTTCTAGGTCTACTTATACAACTTTACAATCAACCGTAACTGCATCGTCAGGTACGCTTTCACTCGCTAAGGTGGATACACTTTGGGCAGCAGTAACTTCAGGTGCACAACGACCAACTGCAATCTATACGACTGAGACTATATTTAATCTTTATGGTCAACTATTGCGTCCACAAGAAAGAATCACTAAGTCAACTTCAAAAATGAAGGGCATGACTGGTGGTACTGGCTTTGATGCTCTTGAGTACAATGCCAAACCAATCCTTATGGATGAAAAGTGTACTTCAGGTGCATTTATCATGCTCAACGAAGACTTTGTAGATTTCTATGCTTTGCCATTCTTTGGTAGTAAAGCTGTAGCCTACAAATCACAAATTGAGGGTAATGACTATGAAGCCCCAGTCGGACTCGGGTTCTCTTGGAGTGATTGGATTATCCCAGCAAACTCTGGTTCTGTAGTAGGTCATATTTACTTCGGTGGTCAGTTCATTACGAATAATCCAAAGCGTCACGGTAAACTCACTGGTATTACAAGTATCTAAGCGGGGTTAAATAAATTATTAGAAATAAATCACACTTATGTCTGTATATATCGAATCGTATATCCCAGTAGTGTTGGAGCAAGGATTAAACACACAAAAAGATACAAGTATTGGTGGTACCCTCGCAGTAACAGGTGTTGCAACTTTTACAGCTGCTCCTGTATTCAATGGTGGTACTACTAGACCTGTAACTTTCAGTGCCTTGGTAGGGGCTACAGTTGCTCTCACTGCCGCTATGTCAGGGGGAGTGTTCATTAATCGGGCTACTTCTGGCAGTCCATCATGGACACTGCCAACAAACGTTGCTGGTCTTTGGTACACATTTACAGTTGCTAGTACAACTGCAGGGTTCACTGTTACAGGTGGTACTATCAAAGCAAAAACTTCTGCAACAGGTACCGCGATTAGTGGTACTACCTTAACTAACACTCAGGGTACGGCAGTGGTTGGCGACACTATCACACTCGTTGCCGATGGAACTAATTGGGTCATGGTGGCTCAATCAGGTATCTTCGCAGCGTCTTAATTATTAACCTTAATATTAATTTATTATGTCCACTCAATTAGCAGGTTTCGCTCAAATAGCCGCACAAGGTATTCTTGAGGAATCAGCAACAGCTCTACACAATCTCGGAACCTACATGGAAACCGCAGATGGTCGTGGATTTCGTTACGCAAAGGTGGGTGCTGTTGCAACTGTGGCTGGTAAGGTCTATCAAGGCCCAGCTCTAGACGCAACAAACATGCAGCCATCAGGAGGTTTAACTCCAGCCGCTGCAGCGATTGGTGATACTTCTATCACTATATCTTCTAGTATTACATTGACAGCTAACGCTCTTGCGGGTGGTTATATGTCAGTTGTAGTAACACCGGGTCAGGGGTACACATACCGCATTAAAGGTAATACGGCTGTTTCTGCAGCGGCGGGTTGTGTTGTTACCCTCGAAGACCCAATCAAGGTTGCACTTACAACAAGTTCACGTGTAATTTTCACTAAACATCCGTATGACGGGGTTGTTATTGAGCCGGGTACACCAACAGCTCGTATTGCTGGTGTTCCTACTGCAATCATTACAGCCGCATACTTTGGATGGGTTCAGACTAAAGGTGCCTGTGCTGTATTGTTTACGGGTACAGGTGTAGCAGGTAAAGTCGTTGGTTCTCTTACTGGTGGTACGTCAGGCTCAATGGCTCCGGCTATTGCTGCGACTAACATTGGTGGTGAGCACATGGCAACTGGTATCACGGGTGAATACTCGATGATTTACCTAAAAATCGACTAAATTTCGTCGCACCACTTTGGCCCTCAATATGGGGCCAAAGATGGGGCTGGGAAGCCTCAACTTAATATAAATGGGCGCAAAGCGAGACGTCGCCCACTCGCTAAAAATTATGAAAACTGCACTATTCACAAACTTTTCTACTGAAGAATTTATCGGCTATTGGGATGGGAAAGGCAAGAAATTTGCACCTGGTGAATCTGTCTATATGCCAGATTACTTAGCCCAGCACTTTGCTAAACATCTCGTCAATCGAGAGTTATTACGTGTAAAGCCAGATGGTACTTCTCTATATAAAGATGGTGAAAAAATGACATCACCAAAGAGACCAAACGATGTGCCTATGTATATGGATTTATTTACAAAAGCGTATATGGCAGATAGTGACGAGCCAATGGCCCATGATGGTGATTCTGTAGACACATCTATTGAGACAGTTAATCGTAATCGTCAAGGACGTAATACTGAGTCTTCTGCACAACAAGGTACAGACGGCTCACAAATTGTATTACCACCAGATGACGAAGATGATGGTGATGAGAGTTCGTTTATTAACACTCCTGCGACCATAGTAAATGGAGCACAGGGGGTAAACTTAAACATTTAATTATGCGCGGACAAGAATACGGCACACCTTTCTTTGAAACAGCAACACATGCAACTGCTGCGGTAGCGTCACACGCATCAGTGGCTGGTAAGACGTACTTTATAACCGATATCGCAGTTAGCTCAGATAAGGCAGGGGCTTTACTGTTAGTTAAGCATGGCACTACAGTTATATGGCAAATGCAAATAGGTGCTTCGTTTTTCGCTTATAAATTTTCAGTGCCACTAAAAGGTGCTACTGGAGCATTAGTTAGTGTTGAGATTGATGGTACATCTGCTTGTAAAGCAAATATAGCTGGTTACGAACTTTAATTATGCAATTATTATCTATTCAACAAGTTACTGATATAAATAAGTATTTTGAACTGAATCAGAGACTTCGTATAGATAAAATAAATAGTGAGGAATCAGAGGCAGTAAAAAGGCTTAATGAAATTCTTGACCGAGAGAGAAAAGAAAACGAAAGGCTAAAAAATAGCACTACTGCTAATAAAGCAAAGCTTAGTGTACAAATAGAGGTTCTCTTAAAGGAAGTACAAAGTCTTGAGGAAAGGAAAAAAGAAGCCTTAAAACCAATTGAGTCTAGGTTAGAGGAAGTATTACAAAAAGAGGAGCAAAATAGAAAAACTCATAGTTTACTGAAAGAAAAGTCCATTTCTTTAAATAATAAAGAATATGAATTAAACGATAGATTAGGATTAATACTAGACCGTGAGCAAGAGCTTGACGAGTTATCGATAAATTTGAAAAACAGGGAAATTGGCATTAAAAATGCTGAAGAAGAAATAAAAAATCAAACTAGTCGACTAGCAGAAAAATGGGTTACTTATCACACTTCAGTTCATGCGTTTAACGAAAATATTAAATTACGTGAACAACAAGTACAAGATGCAATTAGAGCTAACGAAATAGTGCGTGAAAGTTTAGATAAAAGAGCTTTAGAACAAAAAGATCTCGACCGTCAAATAAAAGACCGTTATCAAACTTTAGAACGCAATATAGAAAGAGTAAAAAAATATGGCACAAGCACGTAAAGACAATAATGGGGTTAACACATTAATCGGTACTCTTGATACTGATGGTTTAACACCGACCTTAGTTAAGGCCAGCCCAACCACACATCGTCTTAATATTGATGATGCATCTACTGGTAGTGATAATGGTCAAGTGTTGTCTAGACGAGATGAAAATAGCGTTACCACTATTATGGCAGTCTCTAGTGTTGATGGTGTTACTCCAGTTGTTATTTACGTAAACAATTCTGGAGAATTATTAATAGACAGTAATTAGTATTTTATGGCCGATGCTAAAAGAGATAATAATTATGTAACGACTCTACTAGGAGTATCAAACGTTGATGGTGTTACTCCAGTAGTTTTGTGGGCCGATCCTGTTACCCACCGTCTATTGGTTGATTCAAGTGGTAGTGGTGGAGCAACTGCTTTTACTGATCTTACTGACGTACCGGCTTCTTATTCCGGCCAAAGTTTAAAAGGTGTAAGAGTTAACGCTGGAGAAACTGGTCTAGAATTTTTTACTATAGGAAGCGGCACTCCGGGTGGTTCCAATACACAAATACAATACAATAATGCAGGAGCATTTGGTGGGGTTACTGGTGCTACAACAGATGGGACAACTTTAACACTAGTTGCCCCAATCTTAGGTACACCTGCATCTGTAACTTTAACTAATGCTACTGGTTTGCCTCTCACCACAGGTGTAACTGGTAATCTACCTGTTACTAATCTTAATAGTGGTACTAGTGCTTCTGCTACGACATTTTGGAGAGGTGATGGTACATGGGCGACTCCATCGGGAGGAGGCAACACTTTTAATGATTATTATATAGACCAGACACCAGACAATGGTACTTATGGATTACTAGGAGGTACTGTTAATGGTTCTAATACACAGTTTACTGTCTCACAAGGCGTATATGCTACAGGCACTTTGTTAGTGGATCTTAACGGTCAGTTAATGACACAAGGAGTATCTAATGATTGGGTAGAGACAACACCCGCTTCTGGCACATTCGACTTTGTTGTTGCCCCAGAGACAGGTTCTGTTGTTACAGCACGTTACGCAAAACAGGTCACTAACAGTGATACTATTTTAGTTGATGGTTCGCCTATTACTGATCTGGATGCAACTGCGTGGCGAGTTTTCTACTCTGATGGTAGTGGAAATATAACTGAGCTGGCCTTGGGGGCAAGTGGTACTGTCCTACAGTCAAATGGAGCTAGTTCCGCACCAACGTTTGCGACTCCGTCCGGTGGCGTCAGTGACGGGGATAAAGGTGATATAACCGTGTCTGCTTCTGGGGCAACTTGGACAATAGACAACGATGTTGTTACTTACGCAAAAATACAAAATGTATCTGCTACCGATAGAATCTTAGGGCGAGATACTGCTGGAGCTGGTGACATAGAAGAACTTACAGTTTCTAATGGACTTGAATTTACTGGTACTGGTATACAAAGGTCTGCTCTTACTGGGCATATCACTGCTTCAGCAGGGAGTAACGCGACCACACTAGGATCATTTACACTAGCTCAACTTAATACCGCTGTATCAGACGCTAATATAATCCCAGAAGCAGGTGGTACTTTTACTGGTGATATTTCTGTACCAGATGAAGCTTATGGAGTGGGTTGGAATGGTAGTGCTGAAGTTCCAACTAAAAATGCTGTCTACGATAAGATTGAGGCTATTGGCGGAGTAGCGGGGACATTAAATGTTAATACCACAGCTGTTGGTAACGTAACTACTGGAGAAGATGATTTAATCACTTATTCAGTAACTGGTAACACATTAGGAGCTAACAGTGATTATCTGTCCTTTGAGGCGGCTGGTATTTTTGCTGCTACTATCAATAATAAAAGAATCAAAGTTAAATTTGGCGCTACCACTTTATTTGATACTGGTGCTCTAGCAATCACTACTGCTAATGACTGGCGACTACACGGGACTATTGTACGAACCGCATCAAACGCTTATAGAGCAGCTGTAGAGTTTAGTTCTTCATCTTCCGTTCTTTCTTCTTCGGCTGACTACCAGACCGGAACAGATGATTTGACTACTGCCCTGACTCTTAAACTTACTGGGGAAGCAACTGCCACTGACGATATTATTCAGAACTACATGGTGACTAGAGTAAACAGTAGCACTACTGATGCCTTGTCTGCTTATGCACCAAAAGCTTCTCCGACTTTCACTGGTACAGTAACTCTGCCAGCTGATACTAGCCTGACAACTCCTACTATTACTGGAACACCTAATGCCGCAGGTGAAATTGGATATAATTCCACCACTGGGCAACTCACTCAATACTCAGGATTAACCGCTAGTGTTGGCCAAATACCGCGTGTTCTTTCAGTTTCTCGTCCTGGGGACTCTCTCACGAACAGCACTACTGCTGACCAAGATTTCGCATCTGTTTACACTATTCCAGCCAACGTCTTGACCACGAACAAGGTGATACGGGTGACTCTCAATATGTCATACACAACGGGGGTTTCTACAGCTACCGTTGCTAATTACTTAAAACTTGGTAGCACGAAGATTTGGACTGGTGGGGCATCCAACATTGCCAACTCACTTACCGGACAGAGCCTAACAGTGAGCTTCAATATCATAGGTACTGCGACCCCAGGAGCTAGTGTTTCCGTGGAAGCAGGAGGCCCAAATGCTCATGTTAACGGAGGTGGTGTTGGCGCCCACAACACTGTAGTTCAACCTGTAGCTGGTATTGCCACTAACGGTACTCTAGCCATCACACCAGGTCTGACTTTCTCAGCCACAGGTAGTACCGATACTTACACCATATTATCAGCGATAGTAGAGGAACTAAACTAGTATGAAACTAAACATCACCAAAAATACAATGATTCAAGACGGCTTCTTCTCTTACGAAGTGCAAGACGACGCTGGCAAGGTAATCGTACCTGAAATGACTCACAAGTTTGAAACAAAAATGACTAAAGAGGAGCTATTTGAGTTTTTTGAAAGCCTTAAGCGCCAGATAGCAATTGATAACTTCTCAATCACCCCTGGGACAGAAATATTAATTTAATTTAAATATGGCTAATACACGAATACAAAAAGAATATCTAGATACAGAAATAGCAGCTACTAGTGGGACTATTAATGGTGTTGTAATAGGTGGTACAAGCCCTGCCGCTGTAACCGGAACAACAATAACTGGTAACTCATTTATACCGAATTCTTCTACAATTCCAACAAACGGTTTATATTTACCTGCTTCTAACACTCTTGGTCTGGCAATAAACTCCGCTGCTGAAGTGCAATTGACATCAACAGCACTATCTCCAGCTGTATCAAACGGTAATGCTCTTGGAACATCTTCATTAATGTGGTCTGATTTATTCTTAGCTAACGGTGCGAGAATAAACTTTAACAACGGAAACATGGTTCTTACTCATAGTTCTGGTGTTCTCACACTGTCTAACACAGCTACTGGGGCAACTGGCCCAATATTAGAAATATATCAAGACTCAGCTTCACCTGCTGTAGCAGATGAGGTTGGGGCGTTACATTTCTATGGAAGAGATTCGGCTGCTAACAAACAACTGTATGGAGGTATTAAAGTTCAGCCAAACTCAGTTACATCTGGTTCAGAATTAACTAAGATGACATTTATTGGTATCTCAAATGGTGGCTTGAATACTGACATGATGACACTTGTAACATCTGGTGCAACGGCAACTCTTACAGTCGCATCAGGTGGCTCGATTAATATTGGTTCCGTAGCTGTACCAACTATATCTAGTACGAATACATTTACCAATAAGACCTTTGATGCTAATGGTACTGGTAATGTTTTATCAAATGTAGAGATTGCTGATTTTGCAGCTTCCGCAATCGTAACAGCGGCTGATACTATTGCTGGGAATGACAATGATACAACAGTCCCAACTACTGCTGCGGTAATTGATTATGTATCCTCTGGTGGTACTAAGGCACGAGTACGAGCTTATAAATCAGGGGGCAATCAACAGATAGATGCATCTTTTGAAAAGGTAACATTTGAGTCAGAGTCTTATGATGTTGGTGGAGATTTTAATACGACAACAAGCGTATTTACAGCACCTCGTACTGGCTACTATCAAATAGCAGCTAATGGAGATGGAGATGCTAATTCTTCTACTGGGGGTATAGCTATAACCGTAGCTATATATAAAAATGGCTCTATCTACAGCAAAGCAACATCTGCTAGAGTTGCTAGTAGTGCTAGAGAATCAGGTGCTAGTGTATTTGACGTTTTATCTCTTACAGCTTCAGACACAATAGAGATTTATGCTATCTCAATCGGAGTAGAAACTGTCGATTTTTTCAGCGGTGAACAGTATACGTATCTGAATATAAATGAGTTATAAAAAAATAATATGGCATATCGACTAGAGGGTAAAGATATAGTGATAGACGGCTGGGAAGCGGGTATCGGGCAATCTCCATACGAGGGATTTACGGATATGCGTAACGCAGAGATTATTGAAGAAACTGGAGAAATATCAGTAGCTTTTGCGTCTGCTGCAGTGTCTTTACCTCCTGTCTTTAACGCGGTGGCCTATACTGCGGCCGCTTCTACTGACCGGCTCACAGTCGCTAGTGTCACAGGACTTTATGAGGGTGCGGCAATTTATCTTGCGAGTAATACTGCCACTGGTCTCTCCGATGCAATAACGTATTACATAAGAAATATATCAAGTTTGACTTTTCAAGTTTCAATTGGCCCAGATTCAGCTATTGTCAATATTACTGCTGACGGTACAGGAACGCTTACCACATATCAATATGGAAATCAACGCAGTCTCACTGATAACGGAGCACCAGTATCATATTTTCATGCCCCTGAAATTGGTGGAGTGCTTTTACTCGATTCCTCAAACCGAGCGTGGTTATGGCAACAAGGTAGTGACGGGTTAACAGCACAAAATACTTTATTATACCTAGGTAATTACGGCAGTACAGGAATTGGGGCTACTTCTGATAATCAAGTAGGTATCGCATACTGGAAAGGCTATGTAGTTATAGTTCAACAGCCAAACGTTGTTAACTTACTTAACTGGGTTGATTTTTCTTCAGATAACGGTACTTCATGGGATTATACGAGTATTCGTGGAAGTCAGGACATGGAGTCCGTAGCTTTTAGTGGTTCGGCTTCGTATAGATTTGACCAAGTTCAATTGGAAAGTACTGATGGTGAAGCAGTTGATCTATTGCAATCTGATAGAGTAAGTGCTACATCTTCTAGTACAACAATTGTATCGAATACAATTAATATACAACAAAGTGGGGAGTATTTGATTGTTGCTGTTGCCACCTATAATAACCAAGCAATATCGTCCGTTGATTTTAACGGTCAGGCGATGACTTTTATTAATACTAATAATGGTAGTAGTCCTTTTAATTACGGACTAGCTATTTATGAACTTGATAGCCCAAACGTCGGTTCTGGTGTTGTTACTGCCACATTTGCAGGAGCCGTAACTGACCGTGTGTTGACAACAGCTTTATTCAGAAACGCCACAAATGGCAGTAATTCCTCTGGCTCAGGTAGTGCTGTCACTTTATTTACTCCGGGTAGTGCTGATTTAGAAGCACCGTCTGATGCAATAATAGTATTCTTACTAACTAACGCTAATATAACTTTTTCTCCTACTACACCAACTACTAACTTAGAATTTGGAACCACAAATAGTCAAGCTAATGGTTTTCTTTATGTTAAACCTTTATTCGGTAAAAAGGAGACTTTAAAAAAAAATGTCCCCGTTATAGTTGGGGAAAACAACTTTTTATATTGGGTTGGTGGTGAAAATCACATATCATCACTAAACGAAAACGTTGGTTATGTATTCGACCCAACTGATACTAATACTTACACTATTACGTGGTCTGCTCTTGATTTACCTGAATCGGAATTAGTACAAAGTATTGGAGAGACATCTGGAACTTTAATGATTGGTAGTGATAGTAAAAAAGTGTACCCGTGGGACACTATATCACCATCATTCGATAACCCAGTAACACTACCTGAGCCAGCCACCACTGACTTTGTGGGTGTAAATCAGCTACTTTATACTTTTAGTGGAAACAAAGGACGTATCTATCTAACCAATACATCATCCGCAGAGCTTTACCGTGAAATACCGGGCGGGCTTACTGGTACAGATCGTCCTTTCTATTTTTTCTGGGACGCAAACGTTGGAAATAACGAGCTATACTTTGCTTTTCAAGCTTATGAGAACGATGCGCCTGACACTGCGTTAACTACTACCTCTGGCGTATGGGCTATTAATAGTGATACGGGGGCGCTTCGCATGGTGCAAGGGACTGTCACAGGAAGCTCATGGGTACGTATGGCTTTGCCAGTAGCGGATGGCTTTACACAAGAATTACTACGACCGGCCGGTCAGGGTTTGTTGGTAGGTTACTCGGTTGGATCTGCTTACTACCTAGACTTCTCCACTTCGGTGCCTCATGTGGGATATAGCACTTTATTTGAGACGGAAATAATCCCGGTTGGTACGTTCTTTGATAAAAAGACTTTTGAGCATGTTGAGTTCAAGTTAGGCATTCCAATGGTATCGGGCGAGGGAATTAAAATTTACCAGCGTAGTAATCTCAGCTCTAGCTACACTCTGATAAACGAATTTACTGATACTGGGGTTATATCTGCTGTGATTGATGTCAATTGGGAAAATACCGAGTGGTTGCAATTTAAAGGCGAAATGAAAAGTACCGCAACGACTCCGTCTTATGTTCGTTTACGTGAAATAAGAATTAGGTAATATGGAAAAAGACAAATTACAAAAACTCATACGCGAAGAGGCTGAAAAAGTATTTAACCAAAAGATGAAGTCTGTTCAGTATGGTAATTTCTCTACCCCACGTCACGTTCATAATGGCAAGGACGCTCCTAAAATAAGTCAAGCCGATATTGTACCTAGTACAGCTACCACGGGGAGTATGACTTTTGCTACTAGTGGTAGACGGTATAAAGTAAAACTGACATTTAATCCTAAAAATATATTTTTCAATGGTTTGGTTACTAACGGGTCTGGTAACCGTACTATGGTGGTAGGTTCAGCGTATCTTGGCCCTTGTTTCTATCTACAAGAAGATAGTGTAGACCAAGTCGTGCCGGGGCCATATTTTAACGTTATTCAGTCTTGTACAGCCGCGCACATTACTGGGCTGACTGGGATTCGAGTACACGAGGGTCATATTGTTCGAGTGCAAAATAACAGTGCGGTAACTATTGCGGAGCTTACTATACCAAATATGGCTTATTCTCCATTCAATACTACAGATTTATCTTCAAAAGGCTACGAAGACGGCTTTTTGTACTTAGACTGCTACCTCGCATCAGGTTATCAAATTATAGGTAATCTTATGATTAATTAATAGCGTAATATTATTATATGAAATCTTACACAGCACTTCGCAACCTATATGGGAAGCTCACAAAAAATACCAGTACCACCAACCTTAGTCTTGGAGATGAGGTTATTATGGATGAATACCGACACCTTTGTGCTCTCAAGGATTTTGCATTTTTGCACCGAGCACGAACTTTGACTACAACTGCCAATACTCAATTTAAAGCACTGCCATATGATATCGACCAAGTAGAAAGCGTTAGTGTGCTAGTAGGTACTACACTTTATACACCAAAACTAATGCACTCACGCGAGCAGTGGGACTTACTAAATGAAGTTACTTTTACATCGGATTTTGCCGAGTACGCTTTTGTATACAACGGTCAGCTTGGATTGTGGCCTACCCCAGCAACATCAAGTAACACGGTCACGGTAAATGGTAAAATTCGACCTATTGACTTAAATACTGCAGATATTACTTCTACTACCATAACTAATCTCGCTAATGGTTCGACTGCGCTTACTGTGTCTGCTGGCCTAACTACTCAAATGGTTGGCTTTTGGATAAGACCGACATACAGCACCACTGCCAATACCGGAGACGGCCAATGGTACGAAATTGCTGGAATTACCAGCGCGACTGTAGGTACTTTAGTACGAGCCTACGGTGGAGTTTCCATCTCTGCTGGTACAGCACCTTGTACCATCGCTCAAATGCCAATACTCCCAGAGTCATTCCACGACACACCAGTTTGGAAAGCCGCCTCGGACTATTGGTACAAGGAGGGTGATATGAATCGTGGAAAGTCGTTTGAGAATAAATATGATAGAGACTTAAAAGACCTCATTGCACGACACTCTTCGTATATCACAGACCCAGTACTTGATGAAGGACTGCAGGGGCCAAAAATCATAAATCCGAATTTAACAATCTCACTATAAGACTATAAGTATGTCAATAATCAGTTCGCTTACAAAAAAAGTCGGTTCGGCTTTCAAAAAGCCAACGGTAGCATTACCGAAACCTTTGGTGATTCCTAAAAGTACCACAGCGCCCATGAGTAGGATGCCTGCTATTCCTCCGACACCACCAACAGTAAGTACTTTGCAAAGTAAATTAACATCACCAGTTTCAAAACCTGTGGTGTATGGTTCTTCTTTGTTGGCCGGAATTGGTGGTGGTGCGTATGGTATGACTTCAGGTCGAAATCAAAGTGTTTCTCCAACTACCCCTACTTTTACTAAGCCAGTTGTCCCACAGGTGATAAGTCAAGAGACTCCACAATCAACCACCCCAGCGTCGTCATCAACGGTGCCACGTGTAACGCCACAAAGTAGTCCAGTGGTTACACCTGCTGTAAGCACTGTTTCTGCAAGCGCCACTCCACCTGTTCCTAGTACCAATCAAAAAGATACTGCACCAACTAAACCTATTCCAAGCGTCTCAGAAAAAGCCGTTAAAAACGCAGAGAATTTGTACCAAGAGAGTCTTAAACTTAGTGACGATGAGTTAACTACCCAAGGCGACCTTGACCGACTTTCTGAATCAACTAAAAAAGCTTACGCAGGTACTAAAAATCAGGCTGTTCCTATGGGATTCATTACCGGCCAATTAGCTGCTATTGAGGAACGCGCTCTTAACCTTGCTGAACCACTTGAAAATAAGTTGGCGCGTATGCAAGCGGCCCGTACTAACGCTATCGAAGCATCAAAATTTGCTCTTGAGCGCGCAGATTCAAAATATGAAGCCGAGCAAAAAGCAGCCGCTGAAACTGAAAAAGCAAAAGCTGAAGCCAGCAAGCCTATCTCTATTGGTGGCGCGTTGGTACAAAAAGACCCTGTGACCGGAGAATATAAAACTGTTTACCAAGAAGCCACTGAAGACAAACTACTTTCACCTACCGAAGCAGCCGCACTTGGTGTACCTTATGGCACTACTCAAAGTCAGGCGTTTGGGAAAAGTCCTGTTGAAAAAGAAGACAACCTTACCCCATACCAGCAATTTCAAGCTACGCAGGCTATCCAAAAGACTACCCAGACTAATACTGATGCCGCTCGCGAACTTAATCGTCAGGGCAGTATTCTTGAGCAAACTTGGAATCGATATAAAAATGGTGAAGCTGGCGACCTTAACGCTACTACTCAAGCGATTGTCACTACCTTTAACAAAATCCTTGACCCTACATCTGTGGTACGTGAGACTGAATACGACCGTTCATCTGCTGGACAGGCTCTTATTTCAGCGATTGAGGGTAGAATCGCTCGAATTTCACAAGGTGGCCCGGGACTTACACCTGAGTCTCTCAAGGAGCTAGTAGACCTCGGCCTTACTTACTCAAAGAACGCGCAAGCTAGTATTACCGCTGCAAATGAACGAGCACGTCAGCAAGCCGAGTACTTTGGCCTTAACCCTGACTTTGTAACTACCAGTGATTACAAAGCACCATCATTACAGGAGTACTACCAAAGCAACCCTGCTCAACAGCCAAAGATTGAGCAAATAATCCGAGAAAATCCAGACTTGTCGGACGAGGATATTTTGCAGATCGTGGGAATGTCTTTTAACGCAGGTGGGGCCGGTACCAATAGGCCACAGCGGAATAACAATCCACTGAATATAAAAGCGTCTGATAATACAAAAACGTATGCAGGGGTAGTCGGGACAGATCCAAGTCCAGCTACTGACGGGGGAAAGTTTCTAGTTTTTGACAGTCCGCAAGCTGGCTTTGATGCCGCTGCCCGACTTCTGAAAACTAGCGGTTACTTAAACCTTACAGTAGACGGAGCGATGAAGCGTTGGAGTAATAATGGATACGGAGGAGAAGTCGCACCAGCAATTAAAAACAAAACCATAGCGTCTCTTACACCAGCAGAGCTACAGTCTCTAGTTGATGCAATGGCACGACGCGAGGGTTATTACGCATAATTATTAATATATGGCACTCACTAACGAACAAGTAAAACAATATCGTCAAAAGTATGGCCTTGATAACCCTGAAACGGGCGCACCAATCCCTACTACTACCATTGATTTAGCAGAATCGCGCATAAATAGCCTAAAAACGGCTCCGAGTGCAATACCTACGCCGGGAGATTTAACTTCGCCTATGGGCCAAAACGGTACAATGGCGGCCCCTGTAGCCGAGCCAAAACGTAACATTTTCGGTAAAGTGCTTGATTTCGGCAAGGATGTTGCTAAAGATGCCGCTAAATCGATCCTAGTAAAGCCTGCCGCGCGTACAGCCGAGGCAATTGGTCGTACTGGTATACTTGGTGAAAATATACAGCGAGGTTACGAAGACATGGCCGAAACTGGTCAGGATATTAACGTGCTTGGTGCTGACCTTAAGATTGAGCCGGTAAAAACTGGAATGGCCGGAGCAAAACAAATCACGGGTGAAGCATTGAAAGCTGGGTCATGGCTTTATGGTGGTGGAACTGGTGCTCTGGCTGGTAAAAGCCTACTCGGTAGCAGGGCCGGTACTGCACTCGTGCAAGGCATGAAAGCTGGTGCTGTATCCGGTGGTGCGTACGGTGCCGGGGATGCGCTAGAGCAAGATAAAAGTGCTGGTGAGGTTTTGAAAGAGGGTGCTATCGGTGGAGTAGTGGGAGGTGTGGCAGGAGGTACTGTAGCTGCCGCTCCGGTCGTAGCTAAATTGCTATACAAGGGTGGACAGGCCGCAGTAAAAGCTCCTGGGCAAGTAGCGGGGGCAATTGACGATATTGGCGTACGTGCTCGCGAAGTTGCACAGCGTACTCCTAGTGCTCAAAATGCTATAAAAGCTGGTATACCAGATAGGACGGTTAACTTTATTGAAACTGCATTACCTGACGACCAAAATGCAATGAGAAAAATGTTAAGACTCGCTAAATCTGGAATGGAAGATGTACGTGTTGGTAGAGAACAACTTGCAAAACGAGAATCTGCAAAACCAATATTAGAACGTGCTAGTCACTTAGTTAAAGTTAAAGACTTATCAGTTGGTCAAACCAACCGCATTATCAATTCCCTCAGTCAAGAACCAATTGATGTCAGTCCTATTTTGATGACATTTTTTAAAGATTTACAAGATAAGGGTGTTACCATAATCAAACGTGGTAAAGGTTTCCAATTTGCAAACAATGGTGCTATACCCGAGGGAGATATCGGTGCTTATAGATTGATGTTACAAATGCTCTCACCTGATGAGAATGGGCAAGTATTGCGTTCTTACCGTGGTTTGCATACTGCTAGGCAACGTATATTTAATGAGCTTAATTTAGCAAAGTCTCGTCAACAAACTTTTTCACCAGATGTAGACAATTACGCAGAAAAGTTCAGAATGATGCTTTTACAACCAATAGATAAAGCTTCGGGAGGTAAATATAAAGCTTCACAAAAAAAGACGGCAGAATCGCTTGGAGCACTTCGCGAATTTGTGCAATTGATGGGGTATAAAGGTGATCTTGAAAAACTTAGCACTAAAGACTTAAAAGCCGCTGAAATAGCTTCACGTGTTCTAGGAAAAGCATCGGATAGACCAACCAGTGTTATACAAAAACTAGATGAAGTAGCTAGTAAGTATGGTTTTAAAGGCAGAACTAGTTTATTAGATCAGGTTGAGTTTAATGACATGCTCGAGGAAATTCTTGGTACAACTCAAACTGGTGGTATTAGAGGTCAGGTTAGTAGAGGAGTTACAGATGCCAATGATGCTATTACCGCAACTGGAGAAGCTGCAAGTGGCAATATCCTCGCGCTAGGAGCACGTGGAATAAAGGCATTGATGGGTAAATCAAAAGAAGACCAGATTAAAGCACTAGAGCAATTATTAGAATCAAACGCTAGACCGCGTACTAATTTCGGTCGATAATTAATAAGATTAAATTATGGAGTACTTACCATACACAATTACTAAATTTGCTCAGTTATTTGAGTTTTCTGTTGTTAAATTAGTGGCTGCGTTAGCTTTATCAGTGGTCTTTCTTTTTGGTAATGTGTATAACGATGCCATTATTGCCATATTAATGCTAATAGTTTTTGACACAGTTTTAGGTGTGACAGCTACTTATTATGAAAACAACCCTATTACATCTCGAAGATTTGGAAGAGTAGTAGTTAAAGGAATGGTATATTTTTCTTCTATTTCAGCAGCTTACTTTGCTGACTTAACTATCCCGTATGACTTTGTGCAAGCTACCATGATTGCATTTGTTGGGTTGACTGAATTTATCAGCATACTAGAAAATATTGGTCGTATGGGGTACGCAACACCAAAGAAATTACTAAACCAACTTAATAATAAAGTAAGTAAATTGTAATCATGTCAAATTCATTTGGAAAAGGAGCGATAGAAAGTAAATATGATATCAGAGATTATTGGTATACCCCAGCTGATCGTGGTGCGTTTGATTGGGGAGAAGGTTATGATGTCGAGAAAGACTTAAATATAAAACTACAAGTCAAGAATCAAGGTAATTCAAGTAGTTGTGGCGGGCAAGCATGGGCATATTATGGAGAAGTTTTAGAAAAAGTTGCTACTAAAAATTATGAACCTCGTAGTGCGCGATGGATATATTCTCATACTCGCGTACCGGCAGGTGGCTCATCGGGAAGAAATAACTGTGCCCATGTTATTAAAAAGGGATGGGCAAATGAGTCTGATGTCACTTCTTACGAAAATGGGAAACCACCTAGCGAGAAGTTATTTATTGGTATTCCTACTCTAACACAAGAAGCTAAAGAAAATATAGAAGTTTCTAAAGCTTTATCTTACTTGGGTGTCACAGCAAATATAGAAGTGGTAGCCCAAGCTATTGCTGAAAATTATGGATGTGTGTTAGTGGTTAACGGAGCAGATAATGGCACATGGCGTAGTATCTATCCTAAACCACCCAAGGTAAAAGAGTGGGGACATTTTGTTTTTGCAACGGGGGTAGTTATACGAAATGGAAAGAAGTATATTAAAATTATAAATAGTTGGGGTGATAAAGTAGGAGAAGACGGGTATCAGTATCTTGGAGAAGATTACTTTAAATCAGGTCATGTAAGGGAAGGCTGGACATTGCAGTGGGACTATAAGCCCGCGCAGTATAAGGTCTTATTAAAAAAGACAATCAAGGCACTGCAGCAATTATTAGTTTTATTAAAAGTTAAATAATATGAATTTAACACCATCACAAGCGGGGTTTATTAAAGGTCTAGGCTTAACAATTTTATTAGCCATTCTTTCTTTCTTCACAGATGCCGCTAATCTAACAGGTATTGTTGGGCCGACATTATCAGCCTTAATTGTAGCAGTCGCTTCGGCCATTGAAAGCTCAATGAAAGCAGACGACAATGGCGAAACTGGACTATTTGGTACAGTTTCCATTAAGAAGTGATATAATACAAAAGCAAACAGGACTCTGTTTGTGTGAGTCGAGTACAAAAAATCCCTGCTGGTTGGGGATTTTTTGTTGAGTGGATAAGTCACATGGCTATATATTAACTTGGTATAATTAAGGGACGGCCATTGATTTGACCGTTATCAATTAACCCGACAATATGAAACGCCTCGTGGCAATCGTATTGGGTATAAAATTTGGACTTTTAGGCTTAAGCTTAATAATTGCAGAGCAACCTGTGGAGGTAGTAGAAGCATACGAAGACCCACGACCAGTCATACAGATAATGACTGACGTGGAGTATGAGAAATATTTGGAGGAAAAAAATAGTGAACCTATCTTAGTGGAAGCTGAGATAGAGTGGACAAGAGAAAAAATTGACGCTGAAGTAAGTAGAGTATTCCCTGATGCACCTATCATGCACAAAGTCATGCAGTGCGAAAGTGGGGGGTACAACGATGCCTATAACCCAACCAACGGTTCACATGATAATGGACTATTTCAGATATCAGACTTGTATCATGGTGAGAGAGTAAGAGCATTGGGACTAGATGTCGGTAATCCAGCTGATAATATTGCTTACGCTCGTATTTTGTACGATGAGAGCGGGTTACAGCCTTGGAGTGCGAGTAAAGAGTGTTGGTCTAAATAGTAAAAAAACCGCCATCGTAGGCGGTTTTTTGTTGTCCCCAGTTGCTGTAAAAGTTATTTGACTATAGCGTGCGCTCGCTATATACTAATGAGGTAGAGAATTACAAAAATAAACAAAAAGTATGCAAGAAAAAATAATTTTATGGTTAGCCGCGCTCGCAGGAGTAATAGCATCATTTTGGGTGTTGCCGTGGGTCAACAAACAAGACGAATACCGCAATGAATCTGTCGCAAGATACGAAGCTTGTATAGAAGCACAATACGGTACTACCCCGGCCCACTATAGACTTGAACACGGTGATTACCCAGAATGTAATTCAAACTAGTATGGTCGATTTCACTTTTCACCCAGTTATTGATTCGACTCCACCTCCACTCGAACCGTGGTGGTGGGAATTTGAGAATAGACACGAACCAACCGAAGAAATGCAACGCTACTTACTTGAGCAGGAAGCTCAATTTATTAGAAGAACAGAGGAAAAATAAAAAACAATATGAAAAAAGAAATAGTAATAGCGAAATCAGAATTACCAACAACACAACGTAACGACAATTCTATCGAGTCTTTTATCTCACAAGCAATCGATAAGGGACTACCAATTGAAACAATCGAACGTTTCTTGCAAATGCGCAAGGATTTCCGAGCAGACCAAGCCCGAGAAGCCTATGTGATGGCAATGGCCCAATTCCAGCGGGAGTGTCCAGTTATCGCCAAAACTAAGGAGGTCAAAAATAAAGAGGGGAGGGTGACATATAGATATGCACCACTCGATTCGATTGTGATACAAGTCAAAGAGGCACTCGGCAATAACAATCTTGCTTATAATTTCCGCGAGTCGCGAAGCGAGGACGGAACGAAACTTACAGCAATCTGTACTATTCGTCACTCAATGGGCCATAGCGAAGAGAGTACCTTTACTGTAGAGGTAGGTGCCGAAGCATATATGACAGATACACAAAAATATGGCGCACGTATGACTTTTGCCAAACGATATGCGTTTGTAAATGCTTTGGGTATTCTAACTGGAGACGAAGATACTGATGCCCGAGAATTAAAACAAAAACAAAAATTAGTACCGCCAAGCCTAGACCCGAAGGCTAAGGTAATATCGCTACTTCGTAAGTTAGGAGTCAAAGATACAAAAGACGCTGATACTACCAAGGAACAAATTATAAAGTTTACTCAGCTAGAACCAATAGCAGAAAATCTTAATGAGATAATCGACCGTTTAGAAATCCTAATTGAAGAAAGAAATGAAAATAACTAAATACGAAGACCGCGAGGAGTGGCTCGAAGCCAGACGTGGAAAAATCACTGGCTCACGTCTTAAAGATTTGATTGTAAAGCGTGGCACAGAAATGAAGAAAGGTTATTACGAACTCGTTGCCGAACGGCTCGCTCTGTCCACTGATGCAGAAATGCCGATGGATAGAGGTGCCAGACTCGAAAATGAAGCTATAGAGACGTTTGTTGCCGATACCAACATAAAAATAATCACCGACCTTGTTATATGGGAACGAGACGATAATAACTATATCGCTATTTCTCCAGACGGTTATACAGCTGATTTTACGATAGCAGTCGAAGTAAAATGTCTTAACTCAGCCGACCATATCAAGGCATTTATTACACAGCAAGTACCCAAAGATTACGAAGAACAAGTAATTCAATACTTCATTGTAAACGACCAACTTATACGACTTTATTTTGTGATGTACGACCCACGTATGTCGGTTAATAGCTTCTTTTACCTCGTAGTTGAACGCTCGGAGATTGAAAAGAAAATGAAAGAATATCTTACACAACAATACGATATTCTTGCGAGGGTCGAGGCTACTGTCGCTCGCTTAACAGATAATTTATTTTAAACATGGAAACACAAAACACCCCAACTCTCGATATTAAGGAGTTTAACCCGAAAGAAGCTGAACTACAGGCACTCGCTGACTCATGCTCGACAATTGATTTAAGCGACCTCAAGGCGGTAAAAGAAAAGCGTATCGAACTCAAGAACGCACGAGTAGAAGTCACCAAGACAGGAAAAGCGATGCGAGACGGTGCCAACGCCTTTGCTAAAGCAGTTATTGCTCGAGAAAAAGAACTGGTGGCTATTATAGAACCAGAAGAAGAGAAGCTGGCAGAGGTTGAAGCTGAAGTAAAACTAGCACAAGAACGTGAAGAACGCAGAGCCTTACTACCTACACGATTGGAAAGACTCGCTACTATCGGCGATGCAGTAGAGGCAACCGAAGAGGAACTACTCGGAATGGATGGATCCACCTTTGAGGGGTACTTTAATAAACGAATGGCTGACAAAACCACTGCTGACCGCGCAGAAATTGACCGTGTACGCCGAGAGCAAGAAGCTGAACAACAGCGCCTTGATAACGAGAAAGCTGCTCGAGAGCGCGAAGAGAAAGCCCGAGAGGAAGAGCGCCAGAAAGCCGAACAACGTATCGCTGAAGAAAAGGCACGAATGGAGCGCGAAGCTAAGGAAAAAGAAGAACGCGAAGCCAGAGAAAAAGCTGAAGCTGAACAACGAGAAAGGGATCGGATTGCCGCTGAAGTAAAAGCTGAGGAGGAGCGTAAAGCGAAACTAGAGGCTGACGCAAAATACCAAGCATGGCTTACTGGCGCTCAATACGACCCTGAAACTTGCTTATTGGTCGAGGAAGGAAACGAAGTAAAAATGTACCGACTTATTACCACGTTTACGAAGTAAAAAACAAAATAAATATGTATCTAAATCAAGTAACGTTGTACGGAAACATTACCCGTGACCCAGAATTAAAAGCACTCCCGAGCGGAGTGAACGTATGCAATATTTCAATTGCGACTAACCGTACCTACAAAGATAAAAGTGACAAAAAAGTTGAACAGGTGGAGTATCACAACGTGGTCGCATTTGGTAAACAAGCGGATCTGATCGCTCAATACCTCACTAAAGGTAGCCCGATTTACGTAGTAGGTCGCCTACAGACGCAAAACTGGGAAAAGGACGGGGTAAAACACTACCGTACCGAGGTAGTGGTAGAAACGCTCCAATTCGGCCCGAAAAGTAGCACAGCGGGGCAAAAACCCGCAAATTCGAGCCAATCTAAGGGCGACTCAGTGTTACCAGAATACCCTGAAGAAGAAATCAACGAATCTGATATCCCATTTTAATCCCTTTCTAAAATGTGTTAGGATATTTACATGAAAAAATGTAAAGACTGTGGCAAAAACAAAAAAGAGTCTGATTATTATGGGATACAAAATGAGTGTAAGGAATGCACAAAAAAACGTGTACGCATTAATTATCGCAAAAATATTGAATACTACACAGCCTACGAAAAAGAGCGATTCCAAAAACCTGAACGCAAACATAAAGCACTTCAGTACCAAAAAAATAGGAGAGCTAAATATCCCGGTAAGAACAAAGCGAGACAAAAAATTAATAATGCACTTAGAGACGGAAAGATAAAGCGACAACCTTGCGAAATATGCAACAATCCAAAGTCTGAAGCTCATCATGCTGACTATCGCAAACCGTTGAGTGTTCAGTGGCTTTGTAGAAAACACCATTTACAAGCCGAGGGAAAAGTTGCTTATAAGCCCAGCATAACAAGGGGATAACTATGGTTTCACTTTATATCGACCGCTTGGTATATTATTAAGGAAATAAAAAATATGGCAACGACAATGAGATCAGTTGATACACGATTCTGGGTTGATACTTGGGTTAGGAAACTGAATCCACTTGATAGGTACGTATTTTTATACTTTTTAACCAATACTCATTCGTCTTGGTGTGGAGTATACGAACTAGATATGTCTATGGTTGCATTTGAGACCGGAATACATGAGACCGATTTAGTAAACTCAATTCTACCTAGAATATCCTCAAAGATTATTTACATTGATGGGTGGGTCTGCATTAAAAACTTTGAAAAATATCACAGTTCAAAATCAGCAGATACTCAAAAAGGCATCGAAAATGCATGGAAAGTAGTACCAGAGGAAATACGTAGTAAAATCAAGGCTTTATTGTCAAAAATAGACCCCCTAGAGGGGGGGTCGCCCTCTGCCTTTACCTCTACCCTTACCTCTGCCTCTTCCTTTAAACCCGAGGAGACCTCGGGTACGACCCCAGTACCTACACAAAAGAAAATTAAATATAGCAATGAAGATATGAGACTTACTGAGCTACTCATTTCCTTAATTGAAAAGAATACCCCTGAGTGGACGCTCAAGGGAAATAAAGAAACGTGGGCCGAGCACATTGAAAAGCTACACCGCATTGACGGTAGGACTTATGAGCAAATCGAGTATATGATCCGCTGGACGCAAGCTGACTCATTCTGGCGACAGAATATTCTCTCCACGGCCAAACTACGTGAGAAGTTTAACGACCTAATACCAAAGCTAAAGGCCAGCGCCACTAAAGAGATTCATAAAAGCCAAATAGCTATTAAACCAAAAATGATATGACCCCTAAAAAAATAGTATTTAAAATAAAATACGGATACGGAGCAAACGAGTTTGTACTAACTGAATCGCTTGATGAGGTAGCTAAGGCAATGTACGCCAAAGCTGAGAAAATAGGGGTTACACTTGGAGGTAAATTTATATCGGGACAGGAAATAAAAACTATAGAGCCGGACATCCATTCCTACACCGGGTGGAATCGGTCGTATGAGGCGAAAGACCCGGATGATTTTACTCAGATTGAACGAGACGTACCAAAGGTTTTATATGAACTTTTGGATGGTGTTGCAAACAGAGTAAGTGGGTTATTGAACACTGGCGAAGTTCAAAAAATAGGAAAAGAGGGATTAACCGCCACAAAATTATTAACTAATAAAAATTAATCATGACCCAGCACGAAAAAATAATCGCCATAATGCTACAGCAACCTGACCGTTGGTGGCATAGCGAGGACTTGATGAGCTTTGGCGATATTTTTGTAGGGTACAAAGCACAGGCTCGCATTTCAGAGCTGGCATTCGACTACCCGGAAATGATTGAAACCCGAAAAAGCAGCAAGGGTAACCGTCAGCACATGTATCTCTTCCGGTCGGATAACAGCTTAAAGTTCCTGCCTACCCTACCAGTAAAAATGCGCCAATTCGTAGAGGAGCGAATGAAACGACAAAGTTTACCAATACAAAAAATTCAATTTGTACCGCGCTTTAACGAAAACGGCACAGTGACGATGGTAAAAGAAGTAGTAAATATCTAATATGCTACGCCGAACACCACTTAGAGCAAAAAAGAATATTCGCAGAGTCGGCAAGGTCGGCCGGGCCAATCAGGAATCGCGCAAAATGATAGCTGATTACGCCGAGGAGCACCAATTAGACCACTGCGAGCTACAACTGCAGGGATGTACCGGAAACTGGCCCCTTGCACCCGCTCACCGGCACAAACGGGCTTGGTACAAGGGTGACAAGGCACTACTGGCAGATCCACAGCAATGGGTAGCCGCTTGCCAAAACTGCCACGATCAGATTGAGCATAATGCGGAGTTGACTGAAAAAGTTTTTATTAAATTAAGAGGTCATAATGTATGAGTAAAAATATTAGAGTATTTGAGTTTAGTGAGGGTAGAGGAATGTATACCAAAGGTACACGCAACTTTGATGAGGCTGTAATTGCAATGAGAGGGTACGCTATGCACGAGCAAGCTCTTGACCCATTAGCGTGGGCTGATAACTCAAATCAGTCTTACGACCCAAAGACAGTTACAAAAGAAACTGTCAAAGAGATGAGGTATTGGACTTGTAAAGACTGTGGGGTGAGTACGATAGGTGACGAAAATATTTGCTTTGAATGTAACGACCCAATACAAGGAGTTGGTCGATTAACTTTTGCATTTTTTGCTGATTAAATATGAGACTATTTTTAATTGCAATAGGAATTTGGTTTATATTTTTTACTCTTGAAGAGATAAGCAACACTTTACACATAATTGCTACAAAAATATGAGCCTACTAGACGACTACATACCGCCATACACCCCACCAAAACCAAAGCGGTACGAAAGGCAAACAGCGCTTTCGCAACAAGCGCGGGACGAGCAACTAAACAATTTTGACCGAGAGGTTGAGGACGAGAATTATAAGCAACCAGATAATTAAATATGTCTTTTATTCAAATATTAGGATGCATTGCCTTTGGAGCAATGATTATGAAGTTTTTAATTACAGGTTCTATATGAAAAAAAGCGTCAAAGCGTGGGCATGGGTGCACACAGATCCAAAAATGCAACACTCTCCCATCAATAGCTATCGATGAGAGAAAGGAGGATGTGTCAGAAGAAAAACGTAAATGCTTTAGAGGTAAAAACCCAATGCATGGCAGGATGATGCGCTCTCTCTACCGACAATCAAAAGTAATACCAGTTACCATAACGTTTGAAATATGAATTATTGGCTTATATCCGACACCCATTTTAACCACACTAAATTAGACGAGTGGGGCGACCGTTCCGGCGACTGGCAAAAGCAACTATTGGAGGGGATACGGCAGATACCATTAGGTGACACGATCATCCACCTTGGTGATATTTGTATTGGTAACGACTCCGAAGTTCACGAGCAACTTTTTGGAGTGTGGATGGAGACTTTCGGTGTAATGCACCGAACGGGAGCAATCAGACGACACAAAGCAATCTTGGTACGTGGTAATCACGATAAGAAGTCGCACAATTGGTATACCGAGCACGGCTGGGACTTTGTATGCGATGGTCTCGAGCTTATATTCCAAGGCCACTATTTACACCTTACGCACCGGCCAGCACGACCGCAGGGTAATACTACGTGGAACATTCACGGGCATACTCACGGCAATATGCATCGTTCTGAAGAGTACTGCGACTTTTACTCTAAGGAGTACCACATAGACATCTCGCCGGAGTTGGTAGGGTATAAGCCACTTCGATTAGACACCTTAATGAAAGGTAAATAACATGTCGTACTACCCCGAGGAACACACTACTGAAGAAGACCCTAGAGTAACAGCTTGGATGGGAAGAATTGTGGGGGTATGGGTGGCTTTATTAATAATTAAATATATTTTATAGACGCTAGTTATCCCCTTTACAATAGCGAGCGAACGCTATACTATATATGCAGATGGTTGGTTTCGACACCCCTTGGCTACGATCTAAAAGCTGACAACCCCGTCTCGAACGGTGGCACCCACAGGGAAAGTCGTAGAGGAAGCTAAAGAGGTACGAGTGAAAGTCTCGTGGGGGTGCCAAAGCCAATCATTTAATAAATATGCACGTACCAGAACAATATCGCGTAACTACCGGCCACATGGCTTCAGATTCAACTTACGGTAACAACGGGTATTTCATTGTTCCGTTTGAGAGCTATGATTTAAACGTAATAGTCAGCGACGGCCAAGGCTGGGAGCACGTTAGCGTTTCAATGCCTAATCGTACTCCTAATTGGAAACAGATGTGCTTTATTAAAGATACATTTTGGAATGAAGACGAGGTGGTGGTGCAATATCACCCGGCTAAAAAAGATTACGTAAATAATCACGAACACTGCTTGCATCTTTGGCGACCGATAAACGGTGAATTATTAGTACCACCATCTATACTCGTAGGTTATGTATAAAAGAAAATACAACCCAAGCCATAAAAAGATACATCTTGCTGGTCGAGTAGTCGCCTTTGAAGAGGAGGGCATTACAAGGCTTAAAATTCAGATAAATGCCTCACAACTTTATTCTCATTTTTTGAAGATGTACGCCAAGCCGGGTGACTGGGCTTCGATGGAAATCACACTGAAAAAACCAAAGCGAAGTGAGAGTCAAAACAGTTTTTACCACGTATACCTAAGCCTTATTGAAATATCCTCCGGGCACACTATTGAAGAACTGAAAGCGTGGGTTAATGAGGATATTCTAGGCAAGGGCATTAGCGAGGTATTTGGTCACACTACTCGCATAGTGGGCCATACCTCTGACTTAAACATGAGCGAGTTTTGCGAGATGATGAATACAGTGATGGATCGGACAGGTGTCCCGATTCCAGATCCGGCCCCGTTCAACTTGCCGTTATCGTATGACGAGTACGGCAAATTGAAATAGGCACAAGTAGAAACGTACAAAAAAGTGGTCGCGAAGAAGTTTATTAAAAAGAAAAATCCACAGCGAAAGGTTGTTAATAGCAAGCGTTAGCTATACCATAGTCACTATGAGCACAAAAAAGAAAATCAGTAATGCTGCTGCTGAACTTGGTAGACGGGGTGGTAAAGCCGTTGTCAAAAAGCACGGCAAAGACTACATGAGCAAAATTGCTAAAAAAGGCCTTGAGAAAAGGTGGAAAGATAAGCCTAAGAAAGATGAAAACTCAAAGTAATTCACTTTATAGCGAGGGAATTAACGATGCCCCAATCAAAAATAAAAAAATAACCATCATGGATATAGAATCTTTGACTGGCAATAAAATTATTAGCGTACGAGAAAACGCGCACTTTTGGTCAGCACTGCTGGACACGGGTGTGCGTTTTGCTATCCCCAAGTGGCAGTAGTTTGAATAGCAAACGTTCGCTATAATATTGGTATTAAAAATATAATTTTGTTATATGAACGAACAAGTAAACGATGATTTACAAAAGCGAGTTGAGGGTTTTAACGCAGAGATTATCCCATTACTAGGAAAATATAGCCTTGGTCTTGGTGCTATTGCTAGTATCACTCTTGACGGTCGTATAGTTGCTCGACCACAAGTATTTGACGATACAAAGAAAGAGGAAGTTGCACCTGCAGTAGCAAACGCTGACGCACCTGCACCTACCCCAGCCCCTGAAACTCCAGTGGCAGACCCAGCTCCAATAACTGAGGGATAAACTATGAATCCATCAACAGAAGTAGAAAGACGACCGGGTGAAATTGAAATAGCATTGCAAAGTTTACACAGTTTAACTGTGGAATTGGAGATGTCATTTGCTAATTTAACCGATCGACTCAATTACGTACTTACCTCAGAAGACAACGTGAAAGATGTTAACTCCGGTAACGATCCTAGTCCCGCTCATGTACCAATGGTAAACTCAATTAATGAGGCATCACGTCGGATTCGTGGCGTATTAGATTCAATGCATAAAGTGCACAACAGAATAGAGATTTAATTATGATTTGGATTTGTTTCTTTTTAGGTTTGCTGGCTGGTATTGGCATCTCGGTGCTAGTAGTCGCAACGCTGGCATTCTTTAAGAAAACAATCGAACGGCATATAGAGCGCGTGGTGCATACTCTAGAAAACAAGGGGCCACAACCACGCGGCTTTATTGTTGAACCACTTGACGAAGTTACTGAAGAACGAGAAAAAGTTATCGAGCGTAACCGTAAAGCTGGATTAGATACAAAACTTAGTGATTTAATATAAAAATTATGATCCGTCGCAATAAGTTCGAGATGGCCGCTCATGAATACACTGTGCGTCCAAAAAGAGATACTAGAGAAGCTGAGTTAGGAAGTTCATTTAACTTAAAATAACTATGAAGAAGATTATACCTAGGACAAAACAAATTCTAGTATTACCCGATGCCGAAGCGCCACGAGAAAACCACGCCGGTATCCTTACACCAAATAATGTAGAGCAAGAGCAAAAAGCTATTGGTACTGTAGAGGCAGTCGGTGCCGGTATTGAAGATGTAAAAGTAGGCGACAAAGTTATCTATGGCATGTATGCCGGAGAAGATTTGTCACTGACTGACGAAATAGGCAAGGAAACTAAGTACAAGATTCTCTTTGACGAAGACGTGTTGGCTTTAATTGTAGAAGATTAGTATGAGATACGCCGCACGCCTTGGATGTCGTTTCGGCTTGCCTCACGACTTTAAAACCATTCACGAAAATAAGCATGCAAAGTGGGAGGTATGCCAATTATGTAACGTAAAAAAGCGTTATGTTAAAGGCTTTAATGGTCGCGTTAAAAACACTGAGTACCTTAAAGACCACGTCCGTAACTTCGCGCAAAAACACGGAGCTACAAAAAGAGTTTATATGCGCGTTTATCAACCTGAAAAAACTATCATTAAAATATGAGTAACGATACAGAATTACGAATTGAGCAGGAGAATACATTTCCGATTATTAAAAGTGCCGTCGACAAACTAGTCAATACGGTTAAACCTACTTATGGCCCAGCCAGTAACAAGGTAATTATTTCAAAGTTTACGCACCGCCTCATTGTAGACGACGGTGTACAAATTGCGCGTGACTTTGTGCTTCCTGATCCGGCTGAAAATGCTATTGTCCAACACGTAAAGGAAGTGGCTATTAGTACAAACGACCGAGTGGGTGACGGTACTACTTCGTCGCTCATTATGCTGCAGGCTATCATTGATCAAGTAAGCAAAAAGCGTCAGTGGTTCGGCCGACAGATTGAGAAAGAGCTAAAAGTTGATGATGGTGAAGTAGCAGATCAACTACGTGCTAGTG